TAGAAGAAGATTTGCGATTGGCTCAAGAGAACTATCGTTCAGTTAGGGAAGATGTTTGGGATAATGTAATTACACCCCAAGTAGAAAAGAACTTTCCAATGGCAGATATGAGAGTGCTAAATAAATATAGTGGCAGTAGTCATTACTCTCGCTTTACTGATACCGATAGTTGTTTCTACTTCAAACCTCAATTCGCAGACATAAGTGAAAGTCAATTTCAATTCACTATGGACATTGATGAATACTTAGCTTTGTATCACAAAGAGATACAAGCAAGAGGTCATCAAGCGACTATCAAAGTTGAGTATGATGAAACACAGAAACAAGACAACCCAAACTACACAATGCAGAAACACGAAATGTCAAGGGACTTAGCTGATGTAGCCAGAGCCAATGGCACTTACGAGGACTTTGCATTAATGCACGATAATCGTGGTGGCAGTTATGGGTGGACTGAACATAGTCCAAGTTATACGGATAGCGACTTCGGTAAGTATCGCAAAGTCGTGGTTCATGGTTCATGCCACTCTAGGTGTATGATGTTGAATAATGAAAGCGATTGGCTAATGCTTAAACAATTTGAGAAAGCTAAGTCAATGCTGATGAACGCACACCGAGAACTGTGGAAAGAGAAGAACGCACTAATAGCTGATATGTCATCTATTATCGACCAAGCTAAATTCTTGGGTGATGTAGAACAGTATTGGACTAATGTTAGAGAATGTGTGAACTTCGACAACACAGACATAGGCAGAGAATTATCCATAGTAAGTGAACAGACCAAGACAAGACTTTCGCAAGCTATGAATAACATAAAGCTAGACGATAAAGAGCCAGAGCTAGTAGTTGTTAATGCAACTACAAGTGGCTTCTCTCTAGTGAATTAGTCAAGCGAGGCATGGTAGATATATCTGTAAGACCTCAGCTTGCACAGCTTCCTTAGAATCATTCTAAACTACTTGCACACTTGCTGCTTATGGGCCCACCCACCCACCCCATAGGGGTCCCTAACCAATGCTTGTGGGCTTGCGGGCTTGACACCTCGACCAGGGGGCCAGGACTAGGGGTCCCACATGCGTAGCACATATAGCTTGATTTATAAATAGATAGGGTTTAAATTCGTTTTAATGTTTAAAACAAAAATGTAAAAATTTTTTGTAAAATTTTTTTCAAATGTTAACCCCAGAACAACTTAATAATTTACCTGAAGAAACTAAAAAAGAATATTTAAAAACAGTATTACTGTTGGATGAAAAGAAACAACAACAGTTAATACGAGATGATTTTTTAGCTTTTGTAAAACACATGTGGCCATCTTTTATAGAAGGCGAACACCATAAGATTATGGCAGAAAAATTTAACAGAGTTGCATCAGGTGAAATAAAAAGATTAATCATTAACATGGCTCCGCGGCACACGAAGAGTGAATTTGCATCCAACTTCCTACCTGCCTGGATGATTGGTAAACAACCAGACTTAAAAATTATCCAAGCTACACACAACGCAGAACTTGCTGTGCGTTTCGGTCGTAAAGCAAAGTCATTAATTGATACAGAAGATTATCAAAGAGTATTTAACACAAGACTGAGAGAAGACTCACAAGCCGCTGGTAAATGGGAAACGGCACAGGGCGGTGAATATTATGCAGCGGGTGTTGGCGGAAGCATCACGGGCCGTGGTGCGGATTTATTGATCATTGATGATCCGCATTCAGAACAAGACGCCATGAACCGCGCATCGTTTGACAGGGTTTACGAATGGTATACATCAGGACCGCGGCAAAGGCTTCAGCCTGGTGGTCGTATTATTTTGGTTATGACACGATGGAACGTGGCTGACTTGACCGGCAAACTACAGCGTGCACAAAAAGAACCTAAAGCAGATCAATGGGAGGTAATTGAGTTCCCAGCCATCATGCCGTCAGGTAAACCTGTATGGCCAGAGTATTGGAAGTTAGATGAATTAGAATCTGTTAAAGCATCTGTTGCCATCGGTAAATGGAACGCGCAGTATCAACAAAACCCAACAGCGGAAGAAGGATCAATCATAAAACGTGAGTGGTGGCAAACCTGGGAGAAAGATGAGATACCACCATTGATGCATGTCATACAATCTTACGATACAGCGTTTATGAAAAAAGAAACATCAGACTATTCTGCAATAACAACGTGGGGTATTTTTAAACCAGACGAAGATACACCGCCACAGCTTATCTTGGTTGATGCCGTGAAAGATCGATTTGAGTTCCCAGAACTGCGTAGAATAGCCAAAGAGCAGTACGACTACTGGAAGCCAGAAACGGTGATCGTGGAAGCAAAAGCGTCAGGACTGCCATTAACGTATGAAATGCGTAAACTGGGCATACCAGTTATTAACTTTACACCCAGTCGTGGAAATGATAAACATACTAGAGTGAACTCTGTAGCGCCGTTATTCGAGTCAGGTATGGTTTGGGCGCCAGATGCAAAGTTTGCTGAAGAGGTTATTGAGGAGTGCGCCGCATTTCCGTTAGGAGAGCACGACGATTTGGTTGATAGCATGACTCAAGCCGTAATGAGATTTAGGCAAGGTGGTTTCGTGGAACATCCAGAAGACTATGAAGATGAGCCTCTACCACAACAACAGAGGACGTATTATTAATGTTACAGCTATTTAAGTCAGCAGCTAAAGAAGGTTTAAAGTTTGTTCAAAAACTATTTGGAACAAGCAACGCTGCTAAGACTGATATCGCCATGATAAAAGAAAGCTTAGAAGACATGCTTAAGCAAGTGGGCGATAGCGAAGCAAAAGCAAATATGGCCTTCAAACCTTTGGAAGATTTATTATCCAAGATAGAAGCTAGAGCAGCCGCTGATGATATTACAATGACGGGTGCAGGAGCAAGATCTTCTGTTGATGATTTATTAGAGGACCTCTCATCGAGGACCACGGCTTCAACAAAACAAGTAAGAGAAGCTTTAGTTAACAGAGCTAATGAAGCATACGCACCAGGTGATCCAAAAAGAATGAGACTTGATGATGATGAGACTTTAGAAGCGTACATACAATCAAAAAAACAAATGGGCGCAGAAGATGAATTAATAGAAGACATAACTGATTTTATAGACATGCCACCGCCTTCACCAGGCATGCAAAAAATAATTCAAGAAGAAATGAGACGCGCTAGAAGTCTTTATGATGAAGTAGCAGAAGATGAAATGTTACCTTTTGGTAGATCTGGTGAGAGTAAAAAAGCTAGTGAGATGTCTATGGACGAGATGTCAGAAAGTTTAAGAAACGCAACCAAAAGAGTTAAACAAAAACAAGCAGACAATATGCGCATAGAAGAATTAATGGCCGACCCTGACAACTTCGGTAAAAACATAGATGAGCTTGACCAAATGGTGCAAGACGAAAAGGTCATACCTTTTAAACCAAAAAAAGCAGAGGGTGGCAGAATAGGCGCTAAGATGGGTTTGTTTACAGGAATAACTGAGCAAGCTGCTAAGATGTTTGGTGACAAAGGTTTGATGAAAATTTTATTTGATAAAGTAGCAGGCATGAGAAGGGCGGATAGAATAGCAGATACAGACCAAGCTAAAAATATAATTAGAGACCCTGAAACAGATTTAGAAAGACTCAAAGCCATGAGAGACGATGAAGGAAATATTATACAAAGAGCCACGCCTGAAGGTAAGATGACAATTAGAGATATAGAGGATCTTCCTCGAGATCTTAAATACGAAAACCCAGAGCTAAGAACTTTTGAAGATTTTATAAAAAGAGAAAAAGTTAGAGCCATACTTGCAGATCAACTAGGTGTTGATCCAAAAGATATACCAGAAGAAAACATTACTATGGCTATCATGGAAAAAATGGACTTGATGGCTACAGGCGGTCGTGTGGGTTTAAAGAATGGTGGCATCTCAAACTTTTTTAAAAAAAGGAATAAATAATGGCTATAGATAAAACTTTACCAAATATAAGAAGACCAAGTGTTAGAAAAAGTGTCTCTGTTAAACCAGAGCAAATTGCCGTTGAAAATTTAAAAGATCAACTCAAACAACAGGAGATGATGAAACCACCTGTTGATATTAAACAAACTGAAGATGGCGGCGTTGAAATAGATTTTGATCCACGTGAAGTTATTAGTGAAGACGGACAAAACCATAACGCGAACTTAGCAGAATATTTAGAAGATTCTGAGTTAAATGAAATTTCATCTGAGTTGCGTCAACAATACTATGATTATAAAAGTTCAAGAAAAGATTGGGAAGACGGATACATCAAAGGATTAGACCTACTTGGATTTAAATACGAAGGCAGAACAGAACCTTTTCAAGGAGCAAGTGGTGCAACACACCCAGTGCTAGCAGAAGCTGTGACACAGTTTCAGGCACTAGCCTATAAAGAATTATTACCTGCATCAGGACCCGTTAGAACACAGGTTGTTGGTAAGGTTGATGAAGGAAGACAACAACAAGCAGAGCGTGTCAAAGATTTTATGAACTATCAGTTGATGATAGAGATGAAAGAGTACGAGCCTGAGTTTGACCAAATGTTATTTAACTTACCACTCGCAGGATCTACATTTAAAAAGATTTATTTTGATACTGTAATGGGTAGAAGTGTTTCTAAGTTTGTACCTGCTGAAGATTTAGTTATACCATACAACGCAACATCTCTTGATGATGCGGATGCAATCATGCACGTGATCCGCGTTACAGAAAACGATTTACGTAAACAACAACTATCCGGTTTTTACGCGGACATAGAAATTGGTTCTGCTTCATCAAAACAAGATGATGTGTTGGATAAGAAAAATGAACTTGAAGGAGTGTCTACTACAAACGGCGGTGACTTGTATTCACTTATCGAGTGTCATGTTAATTTAGATATACCAGGTTTTGAAGATCTCGATCTAGAGACAGAAGAGCCAACAGGATTGAAACTACCTTACATTGTAACTTTTGTAGAAGACAGCGGTGACGTTTTATCTATCAGAAGAAACTTTGCAGAAGGCGATCAATCAAGAAAAAGAAAAGATTATTTTGTACACTTTAAGTTCCTACCGGGTCTGGGCTTCTATGGCTTTGGCCTTATTCACATGATCGGTGGGTTGTCTAGAACTGCAACGTCAGCGCTAAGACAACTCCTCGATGCAGGAACTTTATCAAACTTACCTGCTGGATTTAAACAGCGAGGGATTAGAGTTAGAGACGAAGCACAACCTATTCAACCAGGAGAGTTCAGAGACGTTGACGCACCGGGTGGAAATCTACGTGACGCGTTCATGCCGTTGCCTTTCAAAGAGCCATCAGGAACTCTATTACAGTTGATGGGTATCGTTGTTCAAGCAGGACAAAGATTTGCAAGCATTGCCGATATGCAAGTTGGTGATGGCAATCAAGGTGCTGCAGTAGGCACGACTATGGCGTTATTGGAGCGTGGATCGCGGGTTATGTCTGCTATTCACAAACGTGCTTACCAAGCCATGAAGTGTGAGTTTATGCTTCTTGGAAAAAACTTTGCAGAATATTTACCACCAGTTTATCCATACGACATTGTTGGTGGACAAAGACAAATTAAACAAGCTGACTTTGGACCAGAGATCGATATTATTCCGATAGCTGACCCTAATGTATTTTCACAAACACAAAGAATACAAATGGCACAGACACAATTACAACTTGCCATGTCAAATCCAAAAATGCACAACATGTATCAAGCATATCGTGACATGTATGAGGCTTTGGGTGTGAAAGAAATAGATACCTTGCTCAAAAAACCACAACAACCACAACCTATGGACCCTGCCATGGAAAATATACAAGCATTAGCCGGTCAAACTGTTAAAGCTTTTCCTGGGCAGGACCATAAAGCACACATGGAGGCACATTTGAGCTTCATGGCAACCAAAATTGCTATGAACAACCCGTTAATTTTGTCAGTTTTACAAAAAAACATACTAGAACACATAGCTTTGATGGCTCAAGAGCAAGTTGAGCTTGAATTTGCCGATGAAATACGTAATCTGAAAGAAATTCAGCAACAAATGGCACCAATTATGCAACAAATGCAACAAAACCCGCAAATGTTACAACAAAACCCGCAAGTTCAAGAGATGCAACAGGTGCAAAAGAAACTTTCGCAAGATGTTGAGGCAAGAAAAGCACAATTAATCGCAGAACATACTAATGACTACCTAGAAGAAGAGAAAAAAGTGTTAAACCCACTGGATAGTGACCCATTAGTCAAATTAAAGTCCAGAGAGATAGATTTAAGGGCTGAAGAACAGATGAGAAAGCGTGAAGAGTCAGAAACAAAGGCTAATATGGACGCTTTAAGACTGTTACAAAACAGAGAAATAGCATCAGAAAAGTTGGAACAAGACGATGATCATGCTAAGATGAGAGCTTCTATTTCACTTGCAAAAGATGGAATAAAACAGATGAAAGCAGTAGTAAAGGATAGTTAATGGCAATAGGAAATATTTTTCAAAAGATAAACCCAGGGCAAATTCCAAGAATTGTAGGTGGTCCTCTTAGACCACCAGGACAGGCACAACCACAGGCACAACCACAGGCACAGGCTGGGCTACCTTTAATTATTCAACAACTTTATGGCGGCGCTCAGTTCACTCCTGGTGCGGACACCATGGAGGGAGGCTTTAGAACATCCCCTGGTTTTAGACCTGGGTCTCCTATGAATATTAATCTGCCCTCTACGTTTGCACCTGGATATGGTGGCAGTATAAATAATCCAGGTTTTAGAACGGCTGACTTTAGAGACTCTGACGGTGATGGTATTGATGATAGAGATCAAATTGGCCCGGGCCAAGCTCGTGTTCAAAGTCCTGGTTTTAGTTTTGGACTTGGTCCAATGGCACAAACAACACTAGCAGACTTATCTGCTTTTAATCCAGTAGCTAATCAATACGCTCTTGCTGGTTTTACAGTGGGTGAAATACTAGCTATGCCAGAGTTTGCAGACTTTGCACAGTTTCAAGCAGAACAAGCTGGAGGCACTGCAACTAGTGCTGGACTCGCTAACTTAGAAGCTCAACTTAGAGAGACGGGAAGTAAAGGACCAGAGGACAGGATGGAAGGCTTTAGACCATCAGACAACCCACTTAGTTTTAGTAATCCTTTAAATCAAACTTCTATGAAGTTTGAGGATGGAAAATTAGTTTACGATAATGTTAACCCGTTTGTTAAAACAGGAATAAAACCAGGTGATGAAGTTCCTGGACTGCCTAGTTTATTTAGTGCATTAGCTACCTTTGGTTCAAGTATTTTTGATAAAGTTACTGATCCTTTTACTAAGTTTAGAGAAGAACAAAAAGCGAAAAAAGAAGCAGAGATAGCGGCAGAGATAGCGGCAGCAAATGCTGCAGCAGCAAAAGAAGTTCAAATGGCTAAAGATAGACAAGCAAGAATAGATGCTTCTACAGAAGCCTCTCGTCTAAAAGCAGTTAAAGATGCACAAGAAGCATTAAATAAAAAAGTATCTGATTATAACAAAACAAACAAGACCACAAAGATGACTCCTACGGGAGATGTGTATTCTGTTGGACCTGTTAAACAAACAAAGGATAAATCAAAAGATAGAGACGTTGGACGAAAAGCAAGTAAAGCTGATCGAGACAGAGCATCAAAAGGTAAAACAGGAGGAGGTTTCTGTTTTGATCCTGACACGTTAGTTAAAATGTATGACGGCACAGAAAAGAAAATAAAAGATATTAAACTTGGTGATCAAACTAAAGGTGGAGAAGTTACTGGTGTATTC